ACTCGAAGGTGTGAGCACGGACGAGACTCATTATTGGACAGATGTGGTTATCACCAAGTATGATGAACGTCGCCTACTCGAATTCGCAGAACAAACGAAGAATCTGGTGTACTCCAATGCGGGTTCAGATATCTCATCGCTTAGAAACAAGCTGGAAGAGAAGCTTATCTCGCTTTCAGGGCAGGTAAGCAATACTTCCTCCCCGTTATCAGCTACAATCCCTGAGTTGGATGCTCGTATTGAGAAGTACATCACCAACCCAGATGGTATTACGGGCTTTAAGACAGGACTTAAGAAGCTGGATACTACCCTAGATGGGCTCCAGAAGGGCAATGTTAGCATTGTTTATGCCCCGTCGTCAAGATTCAAGTCTCTGTTTGCCACAAACATAGGCTGGCACCTTGCAGAACAGAATATCCCCGGTCTGTGGTTTACCACGGAGATGCCTAGGGTACAGGTTCTTGAGCGTTTGCTCCAGATTGAGGCTGGTATCAACCTCAAGTGGCTTCGCAGAGACAAGAAACTGCTTCTCTACAGAGGTAGAATCAAGGATTCACAGGAAAGACTGATGAAATACCCTATCTACTTCTGCGATACCTCTGCTTTAGATGTATCTGACATTCGTTCGGAAATCTCTAGGCAGAAAAGATGGCACGATATTCAGTATATCATCGTAGACTTGGTAGACCATGTGTCTTCTTCCAAGTTCAAGGATGAGATGGTCAATAATCAGAGAGCCGTTATGGCTGCTATGAAGCAAATGGCTAAAGATTTCGATATCCATGTGCTACTTGTATCACATGTGACCAAGGGCACAGCAGAAACAAGGGCTAAGGCAGACTTAGATGTGGAGGAAATGATTGGATCATCAGCCAAATACCAAGACGTGGACGCGAGTATATCCATCGGCCCAGCTAAAGTGGACGAAAAAGGTAGATGGGTCGCAATGTCACGTGAAGATATCCTGTGGGCAATTGGAAATGGAGGGGACATTGACGTTCTCTTATCAGTCACAAAGAATAGACATGGAGAGCTTCTCAGGTATATTGTCAGCCTTGATTTCAGTCATGGAGGAAGATTTACAGAGAATCTCTTCAAACCAGTACAAGTTGAAAATGACCAGTTGACGATGGACGAATGAAACGTAAATTAGTATTAGTAACATGGATTGATACTGCATTCGAACCGGGGTGGAAAACGTCCTATTCTACCCCTCCAACCTATTCTGTCTGCAAGACAGCGGGATATCTTATCGAAAAGTCCAAGAAGAAGGTCGTTATTTCTATGAACATCAATGAAGATGGTGGATATGGAGAATGCATGATCTTTCCTCGTGGAAACGTGAAGAAGATAGAGGTATTGACATGGGGTAAATAATCTGTTATAATCCACATATGGATGGATACTACCCTAAGTGCTTTGGCACTAAGGAACAATTCGAAGAGTGGGTGTCATTTGCCGATACGCTAGACGACGGCATTGATGCCCGCTCTTCTTTTTGCTCTTATTGCACAAAAGATTTCCAAGACTTCAAGAAAGAAACTGACATGTGCGATTTCCCCACGTTTCCTGCTGGAGAGGATGACGAAGATGGGGATTAAAGCATTCATGTCCCAACGTGAGAAAAGTGATCTCATTGACTTCATTGCAGTTACGGGCGAGAACTACGACCGTTATCTAGAGTGGTGCAAACAGCGTGGAATAGAAAAGGTATTCACGAAGAAGTACTTGCACACATGGGTACAGAGACACAGACCACGGGTTAAAGTGGCTCGTATTCGCGTAGAAGAAGAAATTCGACGCATGTCCATGTTTGACAAGGAAAAGAGAATTCGTGAACTGGAGAATGACATTGATATGGTCAATCAACTTGTCCAGAAGAGCTATGATATTCCAGAGATGATGGTGAAGTTACTTGAGCAGAAAAGAAAACTCTTACAAGCCGTCGCACAAGAAAGAGGCGAGTGGCTACGTGTCGAAAATAAAGAGTCAGATGGGACTACCTCCAGAAACGCTATCAGAGCTAGAGTTATGGAAGTTCTTGAAGGCCAAGCCACGGAAATTGTCCCACGCCAAAACATCGTGGCAAAAGATCAAGGATTACTACAATAACCAATGCGCCTATTGTGGTAAGATAGCAGTACTGACACAGGATCATATGACACCAAAGTCAAAGGGTGGTGAATCGATCCCTGAAAACATTGCTCCAGCATGTGAGGAATGCAATCAGCGAAAGGAGAACAAGCCCATTTGGGCTATGTTATGAAAAGACTACCATACAGTATTGCTAAGATCTACTATGATGCACTTGGATTGAGGTTTGAGAAATTTTGGGATGAACAATACAATCAGTGGTCAGGAAATCCAGAACAGTATAAGGTCGTATCAGGAGATGATAGATTCCCTCTTATCGTGGGCGGAGAGCGTGGAGGAAAATCCTTTGCTACAGCCGCTATCCTCCTACCTCACGTGGAGTTGCTCCCTGACATTAGACCTGACAGATTCTATTATCCGATGGATCACCCTGATCCAGAAAAGCGCGGAAAGCTAACTTATGACCCGAAGAGCAGGAAACCATTAGTCCCTGACTTCGTTCTTTTCGGCCCTTCTTACGCTGAGCCTAGAATCGAGTTTACGATGCTCGAAGGCTGGCTTAGAGAACTTGATAACATTTCATATTTGTCTAAGCCACAGGAAGGGCCTTGGAGACTTGTTACTAAAGCAGGGGTGGTTGTTGCTACGTGGTCCACAGACGACCCCGGTACAATCAGAGGCTTAGACCTAGAAGGAGCAGCAGCTTGTGAAGCAGGCAATATGGAATGGGACGCCATTGAAAGAATTCAGGGTCGTATCGGTGCGAAACGTGGATTCTGCGTTTATTCAGGTACAATGGAGAACGCGAAACGGTGGTATATTAAATGGGCACTTGAAGGCGAGAGGACTAACAGATTCGGAGTTGTCACATATTCTCTGCCATCTTGGGGTAACCTACATCAGTTTCCCGGAGGGAGACAAGATCCTGAAATTCTACGATGGGAAGCCTTCTATACAGAAGATGTTTTCCAGACTAGAGTGGCTGCCAAGCCTATGCCTCCTAGGGATAGGGTTATCCGCGAAATCAATGAAGTTGATATTCGCAAGGTTAAACTCCCACGCAAAGAAGATGGGTCTTTAGACTGTCACATTGAAATAGCAATCGACCCCGGTTATCTTCCCTCGGCCTATGCTGTCCTTTGGGTTGCTTCGTGGAGCACAGACAAGGGTAAGATGTGGTATGTATTTGATGAGTTGTATCAGCAACAAATCGGGAATGAGGCAGTAATTGAATGGATCAAAGGACATAAATTTTACAAGTATCTCGGAACAGACGATCTCACGATTGACGTTTCGGCTAAGCGCCACGCTGACGGAAATGAACCTGCTATTGAAAAGTTTAGAAAGCTCACTAAACTCAGAAGTCCCTACACTCACTACTGGCATGAAGCAGCACTTATTGACAGAATTAGAACCACTGCTAAAGCAGGGCTTATCGCAATACATCCTAACTGTCGAGGCTTTATTGCAGAACTTGGTCTAGGGGAAGAGGTTTATCCTGATATGCACCCGTGGAAATTCCCCACGGCGAAGGATGGTATAATCTTAAATGAGAAGCCTATTGACAAGTGGAATCACTCCGCAAAAGCTTTCGGCTATCTCTTACTAAGACATTTAGGGCTTGTCGAGAGATTGGGAGGCCCTCCGAAGGGGTGGAATAGGTTGAGAGACAGAAGACCCACGTCCACTAAACCTAAGCGCAATATATTTGCAAAGAAGAGGGCTAGCTAATGTTACCTCCGACAACAGAAGAAGATGCACTTCGTCTAATTCTGAACATGAGAGCCTACTACAACACGGCTATCGAAGGCTTTGTTGAAGACGACCTCTTCTATGAAGGTTTACTCGAAGACATTCTAGAGGTTCCCGAGGGCTTTGAAATCACCATTCCTACTACAGCTAGGGCCATCATTGATGAGGCTGTAGACAATGTTGAGCCCTATGATATGCTCATCCGCTATGCGCCTAGAAGCTTTGGTGAGCAGGCACAGAAGGAAGCTGAGAACATCTCTAGGTTCATCAAGAACATTTGGGTTTACTGGCGTCAGACCAACTCAGACATTGATATCCTCAGAGACTTCATCAAGAACATGTTCAAGCACGGGAAGGCTATTTTCAAGGTTGTCCCTGATTGGAGCCTCTGGCCTGAACTAGGTGAAGAAGAAGAAGTTAAGCTCCTAGAAGAGGGCGGGAAAGCCTCTGTTCGCAAGAAGGTACAGCAGATCAAGCAACTCCGTAAGGAGTCGTTCCCTCTTATTGCGCGTAGCATGTCTCCTAGACACGTCTACGAAGACCCTACGCTTGACTCTCGTAAGTTGTGGGTTATTGAAGAATACAATATCAGTCTCTCTGAAATCCGCAATAAATACACAGAATTCGTGCCTGAGCTCATCCTTCCTGAGCCTTATAGCTACACAGTGAAGGAGCTCTGGACTGCTACGTGGATTGACTGGAACGGTAAGATCCACGAGGGTATGCACTGGACATTCATCAATGAAACCCTGATGGAGAAGGAACCCAACATCTATTATGATGTTCCTTACGTTATCAAACACTCTGGTTTCGGCAGTGAGTCCTATGATGGTAAGCCTGAGCAGAAGGCAGTAGGGTTCTTCACGAGACAAACCAAGTCTATGCTCAAGGCAGAAGTTCGTAGAGTTACGCACTTCGATGCTCTTATGCAACAACTTGCATTTCCGCTTATTCTTCTTCCTGATATGATGGAAGACGTAGACTTTGACACATCTCCCGGTTCTATCAACTATGTACCGGAAGAAATGCTTGCTAACGCTCAGAATATCTTTGTTACAGCCAAGCTTCCTGAGCCTGAGTACATGACTTCAATCAACATGATTCAGAATCAGATTGAACGTGCTACAACTCAGAGAGCTATTCGTGGTGCTGGTGTGCCCGGTACGGACTCGGCTGCACAGCTTTCTATGATTACCGCTCAGGCCAAGTTAAGACTGGAACCTGTTAAGCGCGCAGTTGAAGAAGCTGTTGACATGGTTAACTCCATGATTCTCAAGTACATTGAGAATATCCTTAAGGATTCAGTTTCTATCTTTGGGGCAGAGCCAGACGGGCCTCCTGAATATACTGTAAAGCCTGAGTGGATCAAGGGTAGATTCAGAACCAGAACCTCGTTCTCTCCTAGCGAGGAACAGGTTAAAGAAAGAAAGCTTGTGCTTGCAACCGATGCCATGACAAAGGCCAAGCTTAATCCATATGATGCTCTTACCTTTGCTGGTTGGGAGAATCCTATGGAGGTTATCAAGCGTAACTTAGCGTACTCCATCCTTCTCGAAGATCCGTCTGTTAGAAGACAGATTGCCAAGGAAGCCCTAAAGGATTGGGGCATGGATACTATGGAATTGCAGCTTGAAGAACTCAATGACACTAACATGCTTAAGCAAATGGCAGCAATGCTACAACAAAAGAATCAAGGTACTCCGGGTGCAGGTGCACCGGGGCAAGATCTACAACAACAAGGTTCTCCAGCGCCGGGTGGTCAACAACAAGCACAAGTTCCCGCTGCTCCACCCCAAGCGGCTGGATCTCCCTTAGCACAACCACAACAAATGCCAGAAGTTAATGGCGCAATGAGAGATATAGGACAGATGCAACAATGAAAGGTCCAGATGGAAATCTCCTAACCGGAGTAAGACAAATGGTAAAAGACTTCATGAAGGCCGCTAACGACGGCCTTAGAGAGGTTCAGGATAGACCCATTGGGTACGATAAACGTTCACAGAGGGAATTGAGTATAATGATGAAGAAGCTACAAGATTTGCCTAATGATGTACGTCAGGTAAAAATGACAGAAATGGCAAATGTTGCAGGACATAAGGGAGACGGATTTGACAACTGTTCTCTCTGTACATTTATTAAAGATAAATTGGGGTAGGTGCATTTATGCCGTTGACTGATGGAACCGGGGGATTAGTACCTTACCTGACAACAGACGCTCAGGGAAATGTCATTGACACTAGAACTGGTAATCCTGTCCGCGATAAGTGGGGCAATGTCTATGACCCCAATACAGGAAACTGGGTTAACTCTCAAGGTAAGATTTGGGTAGGCGATATGCCCGGTACCCCCGGTTTCTTCAGGGATCCAACCTCTAGTGATATTACTGGCCCCGGTAGAAGCACGTCAACTGGTGGAATTGATCTTTCTGGCTTAGGTGGTTCTGGTGGAGGCGGAGGTGGTGGTGGAAGTAAGGCCGACCACTTCTTTGATGTTAATCCATTAGATCAACAAGGTTTTGACGCTAAGCAGAAACAGCAACAGTGGCAGAACGACTTTGATATGACTCAGTTCAACTATCAAAAGGCCATGAACGATAGAGATTATGCTCTCGCTCTTGGTGATAGTGAACTTGCCAAGCAGAAGCAGGCTTCTGCTGATTACTGGCAGGGTAAGGGCCTAGAAGTCCAACAGGCCATGAATGCTCAGGATAATCAGACTACAATTGCATCACACCAGATTGATGCAAATGCAGCTATTCAGTCTGCTAATATTAGAGCGCAAGCAGACAGGTATGCGGCTCAAACAAGACTTCAAGAAGGGCTTGCTAATGCTCATAATGATGAGCAGAGAAACCAAGTCCTCTTAGCACATGAGCGCGAACTGGCAAACATTGCCAAGATGGAAGACGATACAAAGCGTGCCATCGCTGGCAGACAGTCTCAAATTGATGCATTCAACGGAGAGACTACAAGAGCAGCCCAAATGGGTGATCTGGCTCTTAAGAACAACCAGTTCCTCATGGACAATGCAACCAACCCTAGGAACCTCTTTGGCCTTTATTTTATGCAGAGAGGGTTGAAGCCGGATTGGGATGCCATGGCGGCAGGCCAACCCATGACGCAGGGCGATGCATTAAAGCCCTACGATCCCATGAAGGCTTACCAACCAAAAGTTGGTCTTCCTACAGACTTTAGCATTGGCGCAGGTGGCGCATACGGTGGAGTGGGTAGTGCAGCAAATTCTACTAATCTTGCCTCTAACCCATTCCTAAATATGAACCTTGTTCCTAACAATGGCGGTGGGGGAGCAGGGGGCGGTGGATCCACTGGTTTTGGTGGCGGTGGATTCACCATGCCTAACTTCTCTTCTGTCAGTGTTGGTTCTGCTCCGCAACTTCCTACTGATATTAACAAAGCAGGACTTCAGGGTGGAGTTCCACTTGCTGGATTAAAACCCGGTATGAATCTTTCTACTTATGGTGCCGGTGGTTCTAATACTGGCGCAGACTTTACTATGCCTGCTTATTACGATCAAGGCAAAACAAGGGCAGTTGGTAAGACTGATGTTCTTACCCCCGGTCAACAGGTTTGGGTAGACTATCAGGTTCCTAAGATGGCAGGTGGTGGATATACTCAAGATTCTATCTTTATGACTGGCGACGCTCCTTCGAAGAACCCTAACGAAGGCGGGGCACGTCCTGAGATTATTGAGAATCCTACCAATGCTCCTATCAAGGTCAATCCTAATCCGATGACACAACAGGACTTCGGACAGAATCCTAATAATCAACCTCCGTCTCAATCTGGATTCGGTGGTGGTTTTGGTATGGGTATGCCTATTAGTCAAAGTCCTATTCTTAATACTGCTCCTATGCAACAACCTGCATACACACCGCCTCCTTCTAATGGCGGGATTGTAATTAATCCTAATACCCTTAATCAGGAACAATGGGGACAACTTCCTATTCAAGAGCAAATAGCTCTCAAGGAAAAAATGTCCATGATGCCCCCTTCTCCTTTTAATGGAAATATTGGACAAACACAAACAGGTGCTATTGAAAAACCCTCATTTCTCCCGCCGCCTACTAATCTAGACTATCCCGGTAAACGCCCCGACCAAGGCCCTACTAACTGGATAGATCAGCGTGTAAACACTGGCCCTGATAACTTAGGTGGTGGTAATTGGATGGATACCACTAGGGGTGCGCTCCCTAGAGATCCTATGGATGGAATGGTGCAGGATAATCGCTGGAGAGGGGATCCTAATCCTCCACTTCCCTTTAACCCTGATTTCAGAAGATTACCAGCAGAAGGAATGGCACCTCGTCCTGTTTCTACAGATTACCCCTTGGCTCCACCTATTAACAGAGAGCTTCCTCGTCCAATGCCTCCTACACCTATTGGACAGGATTCCTATGGTATTGGTGCACCTAGACCCGATATGAATAGATGGGAAGGGGCGCTAGGGCCTCAATCTCAGAATCAAGACCTTATGCAGCAATGGCAATTAGCTCGCAAGAGGGCCATGATGCAACAACAACCTCAGCAGTTACCTTGGCAACCTAGACCACAAAATGGATTTTGGCAAGGACAACAGGATTATCCCACTAGATACTACATGGGGACAGACGTTCCTAGGTATGCCTTGGGCACTGGCGTAGATGCTAGTGGAGACTATAAGAATGCTGGCCTAGGCAATCTCTGGATGGGTTCATCCAATAATGCACATCTTGCTGGACAAGAACTTCCTCCTATGCTCAGGGGATTAGCTGACTATGGAGTTCCTATCTCTCCTTCGCTTGCAGCAGGGGCAACAGGTCAAATCGCTCCTACTCTGAATACTTCCTCCGCCTTTAACCAAAGAGGTGGCGGAGTGCTTCCTTCCCTTCAGACATTTGGTAATATGACCAAGGGTGAAGTGGAGAACTTCAGAGGATATGCAGAAGGCGTGGTTGGTATGCCTTGGGCAGATATTGTGGATTACTTGGGTAAACCCACACAGAATCTTGGCTCTGCCAAGCAGTCTCAGGGACTCTTCTAATAAACGAAGTGTGGTAAGATGTACCTATGGGATTCCTTAGTAAGTTCAAGAAGTCTATCCTTGACGATATTAAGTCAGGAGCTAACCTAGGGCTTAAGAGCGCCTCTAGGGGCTTCGACACGCTTGGAGATGTTTTAGATTCTCCTAGTGGAATCGTTAAGGCTGCTTCTTATCTTAACCCGTATACAGGCGGGCTTGCACTTACTAATGATATCTCATCCAGACTAGGTGGGCCTACTATAGGTGGGCTAGCACGCAGCGCGGGTAGCGGCCTAGCATCTGCATATAGCAACTATGGTGAACCTGCCTTAGACTATTCCTCGTCTATGGGTCGTGGTGCGTTTGCATCTCGTTTCGCAGATCCAGAACAAACCCCTAGTGGTCTTCGTGCCAACTTCTCCAAGAGCTCCTTTAAGAAGGGAGCTACTTCTCTCTTCGGTAATACTGAGGAATGGAAGCAAGCTGGTTATGGTGGTAATGGTATTGGGAGCGCATTCAAAGGCGTTCATAATATTGGTGGAGACCCTTACTGGAACTCCAACCTTCCCGTTGGTGCCAAGCAGGCAGGAGCCATTGCCTTAGACCCTGCGATGTATATTCCGGCAGGAACCCTAGGCAAGTTTTCAAGTAAAGTTGGACTCGATGCAACACGAGCAGGTAAGTTACTGCTCGGAGGCGAGAAAGCAGGCGCTACAAGCCGTACAGCGCGCGTGGCAGGTGGTTTAGTGGAAGGCATGGGAAGATATAACCTTCCCGCAGCATTAGCATCTGGCGTTGCTTCTCAAGCAGCATCTCTCACTCCTTGGAAAGCTGATGACGCGATAGCAGGATTCGCTGCTCCAGTTCTTGGTGCCTATGGCGCTAAGAAGCTAGGATTCGAGCCTAGGGCCAATGTTATCAGAGATAACTCCGGGGATGTGTTCCGTGATATCCATACCCATCTCAGTCAAGACCCTAAGATGCCTGAGGTTGCTCGTGGCAAGGATTGGCAGGAGAAATTCCTTCCAATGCTCCAAGTTACAAAGAAGGAACAGGAGTGGAACGGACTCACAGACCTGTTCAAGGAACGTGGTCTTAACAAGGTTACGAAGCAAGAGATTCTTGATACTATCAAAAAGAACAACTTCGATATTGAAGAGAAGGTTCTTGAGGCTCAAGGTAGAAATCCTAAATATACAATTGATACTGAAAGAAATGTAATTAAGTTGTCTGATGGTAGAGAGGTTCCTTTTGAAATAAATTCCGAAGGAAATTATGTAGCTCATGATCTGAACGACTCTGGTTCTACAACAGAGACGCATTCATTAGACATGTTGGCTCAACATTTTGAAATGTACTATTCCAGTGGTCATCCAGATCTACCCAGATACCACCCTTACACAGTCCCCGGTGGAGATCCTGGCACCTATAGAGAGATCCTGATTAAGCAGTCTCCGCAGAGTTCCGAGGGCGTTGACCCTATGTCTTGGAAACCTGCTTCGCCAACTGCTACAGAACAGGTGGCGCGGGATTTACAACAAAGTATTGGACTAGAGGTTTCCTTCCCTTATTCTATCATGTATAACGGTAGAAATGGAAAATATACATTAAAGCGCGTAGACAAGGAAACTGGAAGCATTGCCTACCTTGGAGAATTTAACTCTAAGGATGATGCTATTGATTTTGCTGCCCAACTAAAATCTAATAAGATCTCTGATAACCAGTGGCATGATCAAGGCGACGTGTTGATGCATATCCGTGTTGATGATAGAAATAACGGAAAGCAACTCTTTGTGCATGAGATTCAGTCAGACTGGGCGCAAGAGAATAGAAGCGGTAAAGAAACTCATGTCACTCATAATAATGCACCAGATAAAACTGAATGGGAAAAGCAGCCAAATGATCCAATGGATGATCCAAATCATACATATTATTATAGAAAAAGTGAACCACCGGGATCAAGAACAGACTTTATCATTAAACAGTTAAATTACAAAGATGACACTGTTTACAGGGCATATGTAGCTAATGGGATTGATGGTTCTGTTGAATTTCCGACCCTAGAAGAAGCTGCTAAGTATATTCATGATAATTCTAATACTAGTAGACACCCTCATCCATTCCAAGACAACTGGCAGACAGTTGGGGTGAAGAGAATTCTTCGCTATGCAGCAGATAATGGTTATGACGAGGTTAAGTTTGCTTCTGGTGAACAAACTCTAGATATCCCCGGTATGGAACTCGCTAGGGGAAGCAAGGAAGAGGCAGGTAGACTTAGTTCCTACAACAAGACTATTCCTGATATCGTCAATGGTCTCGCTAAGAGATTCGACCTTAAGGTTGGCAAGGAAGGTGGGGCAACCACACTAGCTGCCGTAGGAGATGATATCACTGGCCCTGAGCTTTGGGATGTTATGCATGTAAATGGAGACTTAGAGTGGCAAGGGCCACACGGGTATAAGGCTACAACTCAACTTGGCACAGAATTTATTAAAACATATCAAGATTGGTTAAATGCAAATCCATCGCTTATGGATCCTACCGTTAAAGATTATGTTAACTGGTTGGTTGGGGTAGGACACACTACATTAGCGGAAGATATTGCAGATATAACTGGAGTTAAATTAAGAGAAGTTCCTACTGGACAAAACACAGTCATCAAGTTGACCCCTGAGTCTAGGGCTGCAATCACGGCTAAGCCACAGACTATGTTCGGGGTTAAGAGTGGCCCGTTAGGGGAATTTGATCCTAACTCTGAGAAGCGCGCTGCAAGACAGGCTAGATATAAGCAGGTTCCTCCGGGGACTACGTTAGACGAGAGTGGGAATGTTATCTATCCTCGTAATAACGTGCCTATGGATGTATTCAACAAGGCTAAGGAAAACCCTCAGTTTGTACCGAATACACCTACGAACAGACCTAATGACCTTTCTATTCCTGAGAAGTCAGCGGCTTCTAATACAGCGAACTTAGATATTGAGAACTCAATCCAGAGAGAGATTGTTAGAGATCAGGCTGCGAGCCTAGGGGATCAACAGCCTATTGAACCTACTCCGCCTCGTCCTCCTACAACGAATATTCAAGCAGCATCTGAGCAGCTTCCTACTGAGATTCAACCTAATGTTGCTAGAAGATTCGACGAGACAGGCCCTACTGTATCCGAAGGTTCTAATGTTCCCACACTAAGACAACAACTTCAGTCTGTAGCATGGGGGCCTGCAGAGGTTGGAGAACCCGGCGCTAAGGTTCTTGCTAAAGAAGAAAAGAAGAGGGGTAAGTTTAAAACCTCTCCTTTCGAGCGCCCGCAGGCTGCTCCTATGGGAGACTATAGAGCAAGGGCAGAAGAACTCCTTAAGACACTTCCTCCAGAGGAACTAGATGCTCCGGTTAGAACAACCGATGCTGCAGAACTTATCAGTTCCTTACAGGGGCGTGAGGATCTTGGAAAGACACTAGATCAGAAGGAACTGGCTGCACACGATTATCAACAGTCCACTAATCAGAATCCTGCTGTTTCTCCTATGCAGGCACAGGGCTCTGTCTCTGGTGGATTACCTGTTGCTAACACCAAGCCTAGGATTCCTATGGAGAGCGTGGATGCGCCTACACAGGAAACCCTTATCAAGAATGCTGTTCAAGACTCAGGGCCTCCTACTCCTAAGGGGCCTGCTAAGCCTGAGTTAGCACTTCCTGAAGATATGAGAAAGAGCACCAAGTTCTTAGCTGTTCCTAGGCCCTTAGCTATGCTTGCAGAAGAAGTCAAGAACGGTGGAAACGCTGTTACTAGAGCTATTATGAGCACGCTCGGTGTCAATCCTTCTATGGCGATGACAAGCCCTATCGGGCGCTTGGTTGTTGCCAAGATTCGCCAAGACGGGGTTATTGAACAGCTTACAGAACAGGCTTCGGCTGTCCTTGATAGATATGCTGGTAAGGGCGGTATCAGAGGGGTTAACAGTGTCATTGGTATTGACGATAAGGGAATCCTTAAGGGAGTCAATGCACACTGGAACGATGTGTTCTCCAACATTGAGGCTTACAAGGACAAACTTAGTCCTCAGCAACTCAGGTTCGCAGAAGACTATAAGGCCCTACTGGATGACCTGAGAATCATGCAGGTTGCTAACGGCGTTCCTGTCCTGCCTAGAGAGACAGATGGCAAGTTCTGGATTCCCCGTGTTACAGCAGGGGTTAATGGAATCGAGATTATCAGGCCTACTAACCACGCACATGATAGAATTTGGGAACTGGCTACTGAAGGTGTTAAGAACGGTGTGGACTATGCCGACCCTAGAGAGACTATGAAGCTCTACACCTATGACACCTACAGAGAGATTGTTAAGAAGCAATTTGCGGCAGAGATGGAAAAGGTCTCTATGCCCCTGCAGGGCTCGATCAATCCTGAGGTTTATCAGAAGTATCAGGATGCGCTCTTAGCCAAGGAAGACCAAACTCTTAAGGTGAAGACAGCAGGTGAAGCGTTTGCCAAGGACAAGGAGAACGCAGACCTTAAGAAAATCTTCATGGACGAGAAGGCTAAACTCAAGGAAGTAAACAAGGAGCATAAGAGTGCTCGTTACGCTGTTGACCAAGCCCTTAAGGAAACACGTTCTCAGGAAGTTAACAAGTCCCTTGCTTACAACGAGAAGGGTGAGCGCGTAGGCGTGGCTCCATTCACAGTTGCTAAGCTCGGAGAGAGACTGGTTAACAGAGATGACGCTCAACTTCTGCATGACTACATCGGTGTTGCAGGATACATTCCTAAGAGCGAAGAGTCTCACTTTGTCCAGCGCGCCGCTGGTGTCTTTGGTAGAACTATTCGTCAAACCACGGCCAGCTTTGACTTTGCAACTCCATTTGTTCACGGCCTTCCTACGCTCGCAAACAATCCGATTGGTTGGAGTAAAGCAGTGGCAGGTCAGTTTAGGGCATTCGTAGACCCTAAGTTCGTTGCTCAGTACCAAGTTGAGAATGGTGCCATTATCAATGAGATGCGTCAGTATGGCGTGGATGTTAGTTCTAACGAATTCTTCGAACTCTCTACATCAGGAGAGGGTGGCAAGGCTTGGAACAAGGTTACAGGGAAACTTGGCCCTGTTAATACTATTGGTAAGGAAGCTACCAAGCAGACTATGGGTAGACTCCAATCAGCTATGGCTATGAACCTGATGATCACCAGAGTTGAACTGTGGAAGGCTAACAAGGATGCCTTCTTAAAAGACCAAGGTATCATGCACACAGGCATAGCCCAAGGCTCTGCACACGCAGATCCTATGGCTGGCTTAGCACAGTATGTTAGAAACATGTCTGGTGCGCTAGACGCAAGAGACCTGTTGGTTTCTAAGAATCAGAGAGACCTTGAATCCCTTTGGTTGGCATTCTCGCCTAAGTTGTTCCGTTCTACACTCTCCTTGGTTGGTATGGCTACTAAGCCTACGACTGTGGAGGGTAGGGCAGCACTCAGAAGCCTTGCTGTCATGAGTACAGCAGCAGCCCTTACATTCTACGGACTTAATAGACTTTCTGGCAATAGCCACGAAGAATCCCTCGCTTCTATCAATCCTAGTAATACAAGACAGTTCATGTCTGTTAAGGTGGGAGATGGCTACTATGGAATCGGTGGACAGATGCGCTCAGTCGCTCAGTTGCTTGGGCAATCAGGTAAGGCCATTCAGCAAGGAGACTTCTCCGACTTCAAGTCTTGGGATCAGGCTCAGAACCCTCTCTTACGATTCTACGTTGGAAGAGGCGCTCCTGCTCTGTCCCTTACTCAGAACACAATTGAAGCTGCTAGCGGTGGGAAGATTAACTCGAATCCCTATGAACAAGTGAATGGCATCTTCGATATGTCAGACTTTACTCATAGCCTAGTGGCTACCACAGGGAAAGACTTCTTGCCCTTCGTGGCACAGAACAAGCTTCAGGGAGAAAATGCTCCGCAGTTAGCCTTTGAAACATTTGGTGGTAGATACACAAAGTTCTCCAGAGCAGAAGAAACTGATCAGCGCGTTCTGGCGTCTGGTTATAAGAAATTGGATGGTACTCCCGCTACCACAATCAATGATTTGAATAAGGAGCAGAAGGATGATTTCTACAAGAAAAATCCTGTTGCTCAAATCACATCTAGCGACAATGTTACCAAGATGTTCAGTTCAATCAATGATGAGGAAGCTGCCTATCAGGCTGATATTCTGAAGTATACTGCATTTGTAGACGCTGGCAAGATGACTAAGGAGCAGTTCAAGGATTGGTATAACCAGAGAAGCAAAGAGAAGTTTGCTAAGATTGCTCAGGTCAAAAAGGATGCTTCCATACAACCAGCCAACAGGCCGGGTTTCACCGGGAGCGTGACTGACTATATCAACTCCAAGAACACCAGACCTGAAGACAGGGCTGTGGATGAGTACTACAACGTCTCGGCTACAACTCCGCTTACAGAGCAGGGGACAGTGAACTTCGATCTCATCTCCAAGAGAAGAAATGACTTGTTGAGCTCCTTACCAACGGAGCAGGCAGCCTATGTTAGAAGAATGGTGAACAAGCCTAGTCAAACGCCTGACTCGAAGCTCGTCACAGAGTACGATATCGTGAAGGATATTACTAAGCCTTATTGGGAGGCTGAGGGACAAATCTTCGATGCTCTCAAGGAGAAGTCTGGATTCCTTGCTCAGTTCGGTTCTAAGGATGCCTATGACAAGTGGGTTCAGCAGACCTCGCAAGAGTCTGGTCTTACCCCGGCTACATTCCAAGCCTACTTGAGCAAGAAGGTTAAGGATGTGGCATCCCTCGATAAGATCACCACAGACTACAAGAAGAGAATGAGACTTTCAGATCCTCAGTTAGACAGGGCTCTTACAGAATGGTATGGGATGGAACCTGCTAACAGAGTGGACTATCTCCTGTCAGGATTTGGTAGTGACCAAGGTGCTGCTATGGCCTCTCAAATCTACAATGGTGATGGCCCCTCTAGGGCTCAGGTAGCAGACTTTGGACTGAACCTTGCTAAATCTGGCCTCAGAACACAGCCTAGAAAGTTCTACAGACCCAAAGAAATGTCATTGAAATCCTCACAATCCTAGGTATGATATACTAGAGGAAATCAGGAGGATTACTTTACCTTGGCTACAAAGAGAACCAGCGAAGAAGAAGACGTGTTCGAAGAAGATTGGGACGACGACTTCTCCAACGACGAGGAACTAGACGATAATAGCGACGACGCAGAGTTCGATTACACAAGCCTTTCAACATCTGAACGTAAGAGATACGATAAGATGAAGGCAGAAATTGAAAACTCACTTGTCGAAACTATAGCAAAGGGCGAAACGGATACACCGATCTACAAAGGCCTCCAGAAAGTGTTAGCCAAGAGAGATCGACAGCTAGCAGAGACCCAACAAGCCCTACAGGGTCTAATGAGCAAAGCGGGGATGGTTGATGAGACAAACAGTGATGTAGGTTTCTTAGCAAACATCTTCAAGGAAATGCTCGATGAAGACGGAAGAAAGGTATTCGACGAAAGGCTCAACCAGTATGCAACGCAGAAACGTGCTGCACGCAACGAGCAAACACTCCAAACCCTTCTTAAGCAACAAAATGGGCAAGAGCAACAGATCCCAATGTATGGGAGGAACGAAGAGGACGACAAGATTACTGAATACAAGCGACAGGCTACCAAGCGGTTGCAAGAGTTTGCAAAAAGAATGGGCGCAGATCCTACTGAAGGCAAGCTAGATTTCGGTGACGAAGATGAACCTCTTCTGGTCAGAATGGACAAGTTATCTGCCTCTATCGAACGTGTCAACGCACAAGCTGACGAAGACACTGATAAAGTCCGCAGAAAGGGTCCAAGACCCGATACCCGTACTAGAAGAGATCCGGGCGGGAAGGATGTAGAAGATATTTCTTACAACATTCTCGAACGGGGATCCCAAGAAATGATTAGTAGAATGCGTAAAAACGTTAAGTAAAGGATTTGTAAATTATGGCGACTATTTTAACATTAGCAGATGTACAGCGCCAAAAGTCTGAAAAGGGCGACAGCTATGGCGCAGCCGTAGTTGAACTGTTCCAGCAACAGTGCGACCCTGCAACACTCCTTGACTTCAAGACCCTTGGGACTACTGAAGTTAAGCATAGAGTGAAGAATGCCATTGCCACTGTCGGTTTCAGACAGGGTAGAGGGGCAGCCTTCGGCCAGATTAATGGTACTTCCAACAGTCAAGTTACGGATGCAACATTTCAGCTTGGCGCAGAAATTAGAATGGACAAGACCGACGTCAGAGACAAGGAAGCCTCTGGTATGCTCGGTGAAAGAACACAAGATGCCGTGAAGGGCATGGCGTGGACATTCCTCGATTACTTCATTAATGGCGACCATGCTACTGAACCTCACGGTTTTGAGGGTATTAAGGTTCGCCTTGCTAACTCGGCTGCAGGCCAAATCGTTTACGGTAATGCCTCTAACGCCGAACTCGATGTAAGAGCTTCTGCTTCCCCTTCGGATGCAACCCTCTATACATTCCTTGATAAGATTGACGAAGCAATCGACGCACTCGACGGTTCTACTGGCGATGCAGCGTTTACTTCGAGTGACTTTATCGCTACACTGAGATCCGTCTTAAGACGCCTTGGTAAGTACACAGAACGCCCGGTTGAACCGCTTGGTAAGTTCGGTAGCGTTCGCAGAAGAACATCCGCAGTTAGACCCACAGGGCCAGTTCTCGTTTATCCCGAGAACAAGGGTATCCCGTGGTATGATATGGGCCTCAAGGCTGACCAATCAACTCGCGTTATTGGTACTGATACAGTTAACTCTGTCGCCTGCCGCCCTGTGTACTTCGTGAAGTTAGGTTATCCCTATGTTCACGGCATTCAACAGTACGCGATGGAAATTGATGGCCCGGATTGGAATGACGACCACGTTACACAGTCCATCGTTATCGACTGGCCCGTTGGCCTCCATCACGTTCATAACAAGAGCATCAGCAAGCTTGCTGGCGTGAGGGTTGCATAATGAGAGACAGTAGAGTTACGATCTTTAATAGCGGTGCCGCTCTGACTGTTAGTGCTGATGGCACTACTACAGGTGACACCATCGACCTTCTGCAGGGCTATGAAGTAGGTTCCTACTTCGAAGGTGCCCCTAGCGAATATGGTATCGGCGTCGAAATTATGCTTAGTACTGTTACAGGTACAGCATTCAATGTTGAAATCTATTGGGAAACAAGCGATGACAACTCCACATTCGTGAGAGATGCCCTCGTTCTGGAATCCAGTGCAGACCCGGTTGCTTTGATTGCAGCCTCTAACGGTGGAACAAAGATGATCGTTCCGACGAGACTCACTTCCAAGAGACGCTATGCAAGACTGAAGGTTGTTACAACTAACATGTCTTCGGAATCCTTCGTTCTCCAAGGTTGGCTCAGCGATGGCACTCCTTCTCTGGCCTACGGTGGCGATAATATTAGATACTAATCCTTCACCGGATACAAAAAGGCCCCTCTTCGGAGGGGCTTCTCTATGTCCAAAAACAGTCATGCTATAATAAGAATAACCTTGAAGGAGGGAAAACACTTGATCAGCAACAAAACCCACACAGAGGTATCCCCTAGCGGAAAACCTGTGTACATCATTGAGACCTACCTTAAAGATCCCGACACAGGCGAAATCACAGACGTCCTGAACAAGGAATACAATAGGGAAATTTTCAAGATTCTGTTCTATCGTGGTGTTGGTAAGACAACTAGTCGCGCAAAGGCACAGATTCTCTCAGAACAACATCAATATGTGGTCAGACTGCATAAAAATGTGAAGCCTTGGGTGGAAGCAGGAGAACCGGAAAGACCAGAAACTATGGAGATTGATGACGAAGAGGATGTGTTCGAACTCGATGGAGAATAACGAACAGCCCGTAATCTCATACACTATCCAAGAGATTCTGAATCATTATAACGCCCTTGTGCAGACTGTCAATGAGAACTCTCAACTTAAGGCAGTTCTTCAGGAATATAAGAAACTCGTAGACGAACTACGAACTGAGAAAATCGAAGAGGTAGTGGAAGATGGCGAACAAGTCAAACGAAGGAAACGATAGTACTGGATTCTTAGTCAATAACGCCACCACTGTTTACAAGAACAAGGGTGGTTTCGTTGGCAAGTTAGTCATCACGAACGTTGGAACAGCGGCTACTGTCATTATCTATGACAATGCATCTGCTGCCTCTGGCAACATCCTGTGGTCGTATGCCACAGCAGACGGCAAGATCATCCTTGACCTTAAGGTTAGGGCTGTAAATGGTATTACTATCGCAGTTAACAGCGGTGGTGCTATCGCAGGGTATATTACATATTCTTAGAGAGGGATGCTTAATGAGCAAAAGATTACTACAGTTATGGTCGTGGTTTAAGAAGTTACCGAGCAGACTGCTCTACGTGAAGTATCTGTTCGGAGGTAGTCTTGCCATTGGCAAGGCAGAACTCTCGATGGTTGTCATCAGGGCAGATGGCACTGTTGAAGATAGGGGCGTTGTTAGCCGTAAGAAGGTTACTGGCGCTTTCGTTACAGATATTGTCAACTGCCTCTCTAAGACTGCTCCGTACAACGCTTCAGCAGCAGTGTTCCAAGACTACAAGTACCACGACTGCGGAACTGGTGTCACAGCCGAAGCTAACACACAGACTGCCCTTGTTACACCTTATGGCGGGGCAAGAGCTACGGGTACACAGGTTGCAGGTGGTACAGCTACGGCTCCTACCTATACTAGTGTTGCCACAATCTCGTTCACTGGTACGCTTGCTATTACTGAGCACGCCATCTTCAACGCATCAACAGTGGGCACTATGATGGATAGAAGTGTGTTCGCTGCTGTCAACGTCATCAATGGCGACTCGATTCAATTCACATACGTTCTTACAATCAACGCGGAGGCTTAATATATGGCACGTTACAAAATCTATAATGGCCCCGCTCCAACTTCAGCGTCTCAGGTAGCCGTTACCACAGGTACGGCTATCAAGACTCTTTTACAGGTACAGGTATCTGGAACACTTGGCTGTCATATTGTTGAGTGGGGAATCTCATTCGATGGTGCAGCGATGGCCGCTGGTATTGAAGTAGAACTGGTAGAAACTGATGTAGCTGCAACTGTTACCGCTCACGTTACAGGTGGTATTGTCAGGCTCGATGAAGCTGCCGTTCAGGGTGGAGATCCTGTAACAAACCTTATTCTTGTTGGTACAGCAGCTACAGGCTACACAGCGACAGCAGAAGGAACTATTACAGCTACTCGTATGTTAGACTGCCAGTTTATTGACCCTGCAGCTAACTATGTTCTTCAGTTCCCGCTTGGTGAACGTCCATATATGAAACCGGGTTCATTCTACTATCGTGTGAGAGTAAAAGCTGCGGCTGCTGTAAATGCAATTTGCTATATTGTTGTTGAGGTGTAATATATGTCTCAGGCTGTAGCTATTTGCGGCACTGGCGCGGATGCAGGTACTTCGGCCATCGGATCTTCTGCTTGGACAAATCCAACTAATATTCAGGCGAACGACGCTAATAACGCCACATCGAGTGGCGCTCAGTGGACAAACTGGCTACGTGGTACTAACTTCGGGTTCTCTATACCGGCGGGAAACATAATCACTGATGTAAAATTTGATGTAGATATTAAGAGTTATACACAGTCTGGTGGGAGTGCGTCTGGATGGAATGCACAATTATATGATAGCGGATTAATAGGCTCACAACAGGGGAACACTTTTGGCACACTTTTAAATACACTACTCACAATAGTTTCAGGTGGACTTTGGGGGGCAACCCTAACCCCGAGTATTGTAAATGGATCAGGATTTGGTGTCCAGCTTTACGTCGATGCCTTCTCGCCCAACACCATTACAGCCTGTCCGCTCAACTATTTCTCGCTTACTATCACTTATATCGCTGGCGGGATGGTGTTTACTCAACGTAGATCAGCCGCCGTAAGAAGGGCGGCGTACTGGTAATGCCTAGAGCAGGTAGGGGTTTTCCAAGTAGAAGAAACCCAATGCTCCGTGGTGGGCATATGTACACCCAATCGGCTTCAGGAGCTATGGGAGCGTTGTCTGGTATCCTTACTGCCTCTCATTTATTCTCTATTGCACTGGCAGGAACAATGGGTGCGCTCAGCGGTGCACTGAGTTATGTACGCCTTTATGCAGTTAGTCTTGCAGGTTCAATAACCGCAGGGGCGGGTACTCTATCCAGAATGACTATTAAAACGTTGTCAGGGGCTTCTGGTGCACTCTCAGGGGCACTTTCGTTAGGGTACTTCGTCGCTCTAGCTGGTTCTATCCAGACACTAACCGGATCTCTGGTTCGACAAATCAATAAACTTCTCACCGGCAGTTCAGGTTTCCTCACTGGAACCCTTCAAAAGCTTATTTATAAGCCCCTTAGCGGAGCTACTGGTGCCCTGTCTGGTGCCCTGTCTATGACTAGAATCTTCTTTATAGCTCTTAGTGGCGCTATCTCTGTCCTAACTGGCGCTCTGGCTATGGTGACCCATCACGCTAGGGCTAAGCTTAAGGCTGGCACTGTAGTTATGACCAAGACCCTTAGTGGTTCAGTAACCAGATCTCCTATGGGGAAAGCTGCCTCTGTTGTAATCAGCAAGATGCGCGGCGGAACGACGAGGCGTGGATAATGCCTACTATAGTTGTATATTCTGGAACAGATGATGGATATATATATACTAGCGATGCTTCATATGCAAATACTAGATCTGGTACAGGATTAACTGCTCACACAACTGAAACCGCTCTCTCTGTCGGACAAGACTTAAATGGCACTTACGAAGGATATGAAGGATTTCTCTCATTCGATACATCTGCGATACCTAATAATGCAACAATTACAAATGTAGAATTAGGAATGTATGGGTCAACTGACAATTCAACTCAAGATTTTACTGTAGTTGTAAAAGCATACGATTGGGGTACTTCACTTACAACAGCAGACTATGTAGCTGGTGCTAGCCTAACGGGACTTGGTGGTGCTGGTACTGAATTATTGCTATATACAACTCTTAATGGATGGAGTACATCGGCATATAATATATGTAGTGATGGTGGAGCGGTTTGCTCAGCTATAAATAAGTCTGGTATCACTAGGTTCATTCTTTATTCTGATAGATTTGCTAATAATAATACGCCAACAACATTTGAACAAGTTCAAATGCATTCAGGAAATCAAACTGGAACTGAACGTAGGCCAAAGCTTACTATTACATATACTGAAGTTTCTCAGTCATTGACTGGTTCTATGGGAACTCTCTCTGGAACTCTTGCTAGACAGATTAACAAGCCACTGGCAGGTGCAGCAAGCACCCTTTCGGGTATTCTAAATAAAAGAGTTCCATTAGCTTTCGCTGGTACAATGGGCGCTCTTACTGGAGCATTTTCTCAAATACGTGCTATCCCAATCACTATCACAGGGACGATGGGGAGTCTATCTGGATCCATTTCAAGACAGGTAAGAAAGGTACTTGGTAGCCCCTTAACTATGGCCGGGGTGCTTACTAGACAGGGTATGCCAATGCACCTAAGTGGAGCAGTTGGCGATTTTACAGGGGTATTGAATACTCTTAAAGTTAGATTAATAAACCTAACTGGTGCTATTAATCCAAGTGGCGCTGTGACTCCGCTACTCAGAGGATTCAGGTATGCTATAATGAAAGCTGGTAGCGTAGCAGCAAGGATACTTCGAGGGGGAAGTGCAACCTAATGACAATCACAATCAATTATCCACTGGATGAACTTCAACTGAGTAGTCTGATTGCAGCAGGATGGACTACCCTCAAGCTTTATTACAGCGACAGCCCCGAGGGGCCATTCACTGATTCTGGTGCTACTCCTAGCCCTGCTACATTAGCTCTTGTTAGGACGGCGCTCGCTCCCTTTCACGTTGATTTTCCGTTTGCCACTGGCAATGGAGCTATGTACTACAAGGTTCTTGCCTACGATGGTGTGTCTGTTTCAGATATCAATGATGCACAGACATTCCACGGTGGAGGGGGGACAACCCTAAGAGCGATTAGACAGAGAGTTGGGAAACTTATACATGCAATGCATATAGGAACCACTACCTCTGCTGGCGCAGCCAATGGCTCTACGGCGATTGCAAACGTAGCAAAGTTCACTAGGTTCAGAGACACTTACTTCGGTGGTGGTGCAGGGGTTGATGGCTGGTTCTATAATAACCTTGCGACAAATGAATGGACGGTTGTATCCAATTGGGTGCAATCCTCGGGAACATTCACCTTCAGCCCTGCTTTTGCAGCACAGGTTGGTAATGCCAGTCTATTCGAAGTTATGGCACGTTGGACGCCTGATGAGTACAGAGATGCTATCAATTGGGCTATTGTGAACTGCTATCCGATTCTCTCAAAGCCAGTTGTTGATACAGGAACGATCACTCAGGAGGACATCTTCTCCTATCCAATCCCTAACAGCATCAGAATTCTGAACAGTATTGAAATTGAAGCTGGAGACAACCTTGCTAACACAGACAACAGAACCAGAGGAATGCCGTGGAGAAGGATTCCATACGCTCTTATTGATGACGGCCTCAATAGAAGTGTCGAATTCAAGAGAGAGCTACAAGAGTCCCGTAGACTTAGATTTACCGGAACAACAATGCTTAACGGTCTGTACAACGATACAGACTACATCGAAGTTATTGATCCCCAAGTTGACCTTATCGTATACCTTGCAGCCCACAGGCTCTACGCCCTTCTCTCTAATACTGACGCCGCATCTGACATTGACAGATATCAACAACAAGCCAGTTACTATCTCAGCTTGTTCGAACAGTACAAGAAAACCAGAGCAACCAGAAGAAAAGCCAAGATGAATTGGGCACATGATGCAAGGTGGTCGTACTAATGGCAGGAGACCCATCGTACCCTTGGGATGTTAAGTTAGCTATTACAGGTGGTTCAACCTATGGCTTTATGCTTGTGTCTCCAGAAGGAAAGAGCAAGCAGATTGACTTCACTGAGGCAGATGGGCCTGAGGCCGATAGGATGAACACCAAGGATATCTCTACTACACGCGACTTCTCACCAAGAACGGATACGCCATTCTCTATGGGCAACTTCACAGGAGGGGTTGGACAACTAGAGTATGACTTTAATGACGAGAGTGCGTATTGGTGGAGTAGCGGTATTGTCACTCATGTTAATGGTAGAGTTTATCCTGCCCCTCCTGCATCTACACTTGCTCTTACAGGTACAAACGGAGCTATTACCTGTATTCGTACTTGGATGGATGCCAATGATGTTCGCTACGACTTCTTAGTCGAAGGAGTTAACATCTGGCGCAGACCCACTACAGATAAGACAACAGGTTGGACTAAGGTCTATGTAGCAGGAGCAGCCATAACTGACTTCAGAATCATGGATAGTATTGGCTTTATCATGGTTCCCTCGCTCGCTGGTACAACAGACTTCCTCTACCAGTCCACTCTCACAGCGGCAGCTACGTGGACTCCTACAGCAGTGAACCATACTCCATTCAGCGATGCGCTAGGAAAGCCTAAGTACATGCACGTTATTAGAGGTACTTGCTACGCAGCCGTAGATAACAGTAAGGTATTCTATACTACAGACCCTACGATAGACGGTTGGTCGGGTCCTATCGATACGTCCCTTACAGGAAACATCTCAGGCCCTCCGGGGGATGACTCCTATAAGTTCGTTGGTACAAATGCTGTCTCAGACTTCTTCTTCTGCCGTAAGAAGGATGCTATCTATTCTATCGACTCACAGCAGGATGTGCTAGAGGTTATCTGGCAATGGAAGGACAAGCCTTCTCAGTACAACTTCGCCTACGCCTGTACTGGCGGAGACCAGTTCATCTATAATGTAGGCCCTGAGGTCTACGTCTATGATCCGCAGACAGGTGGGAACACCCCAGCAGGACTTGCTAGAAAGTCTGGCTTTGCCGTTAAGGAAGTCTTAGGACTAGATGCTGACAACCAGTATATGTACGTTCTTGCTAGGGTGCGCGTACCAATTATCAGAGGTGCCGACTCTATCGCCTTGCTACGCGGAGTTAGGCAACGCGGTTTCTGGTCGTTCGAGGTTCTGTGGGAAGACACAGCTTTAGCAAATAAGAGCTATAGCTACTTAGCAGCGGTGCCATTTGGGGTTGGAACAAGACTTTATTGGGGACAGGACAATGCCACCGATACCGTGACATATGTCATGGACATTCCAGCGGAGTGGGATGAAACTCAGAGTGGCTCGTTTGCTACTACTGCATCCCTTTGGACGTCCATTAACCGGAGTGGATTCCCCGGTTTCAACAAGAGGCATCTCTACTTCAATCTCAACGGATTGAATCTGGATCCTACTAACTATATCAATGTCTACTACAGTATCGATCTAGGTGTGACACCAGAGCTCCTTACTGCAGCACAGGCTAATCAGACTGAGGCCAACTTTGTTAACGAACACGGGCTCACGATCATGTTTAGATTCGACTTCGTGAGTACCGGGACAACTCCTGCTATCTTGTCCAACTTTGACCATCATCAAAGAGTGAGATTCAAGTACTTACCAGCCGCTAAGATAGCCGTTAGGATAGCCCCTAGAATAGAGACTAGGGCCAAAAGTATCAGCAACCGTACTGTAGCTGAGCTATGGAACGACATTGTGACTCTTCGTACATCAAATGCAGATATCGCGTATACTGACTTCCTAGGGAACTCGTATAACGTGACCGTGGATCTCATCGGGGTTCACCCCACAAGGCATCAGCATCCTACTGAATATGAAGAAGAGGCCGTGTTGCTTATCACCCGTGCCGACAGGGGCGCTTAAATGCCTAGCCTAGATGATAGACTTAACCATCTTGAGGATATAGCCGCGCAGTTAGAGCAAGGTGCTTTCACCATGCCTACTGCCTTAGGCCCTAACAGGCTCAATAAGAACACTATCAAGGGTAAGTCTATTACTGGTGTAATGATCGACGCGAACGATCTTTCGGCGATTAAAACAAGTACAGGGAGCTTATCCGTAACTGGTAATCTTACCATAGGTACGGGCGGCTCCCTGCGTTCTGGAAAAACAGCATATACGGATACAGTGAATCCCGGATACTTTATTGGTCTTGACTCTGGTACTCCTAAGATTAGAGTTGGAAATGCTGGTCACACCAAGGGCTTCGTTTGGGACGGAACTGACCTTATAATCACTGGTACAATCACCGCTACAACGGGCTTTATTGGAGGCTGGACTATTGGTAGTACAGATTTAACTGCTGATTCTGGTGCTACAGGACTAGCTAGCTCAGGTTCATATAGACTATGGATCGGAGATGCTACACCATCCCTAGCCGAATTCAGTGTTACTTCTGCTGGTGCCATATCAGCTACATCAGGTTCGATTGGTGGTTGGACTATTGATAATATCAGTGGCCTGAAACTAGGGACAACCACATCAACCCGAGGAATATCAACAGGCAGTATAGCATTTTATGCAGGTAATGCCACCCCATCGTCTGCTCCTTTCCGCGTCACTACAGGTGGCGCTATCACCGCAGAAAGCGGTACTATTGGTGGACTGACTTTATCTGCTAGTTCCATCTCTGGAACTAACTGGTCAGTTGATTCGTCTGGAACAATGACCTCGACAGCAGGAACTATTGGTGGATTAACCATTGGTTCTAGCTCTCTTACTGTTCCATCTGGAAAGCAACTTAAATTCGGAGCGTCTGCTGCTGACTATCTTGATAACAACATCCTCCACTTCGAAGTTGGTGCAGGTGAACTAGGAAAGGTTGAATTTAGAAATGGTAGCATTGCTAACTACAGTTACTTTGCAGCTTATTCAGCAACCAACCTTACGTTCCTTAATCAATATGCCCTTGGGTCTACCAACAGAAAATCATTAATAGAGTTGCGTGGCACAGATTCAAATACATCAACTTATGTTCGACTGAATGCTTATAATTCTTCATCAGCAGATACATATTTGGGAATAGGTGCTGATGGAACTTTGTCATTTGGCAGTAGCGGTATCGGTAATACTCGTATGGCTTTCGATGGTAACGGTTGGGTGTTTACTTTGAATGATGCCGCTGGTTCTTATGCCTTTCAAGTCAAGGACTCAGCAGCACAGGTTCAGTTTGGTATTTCATCCAACGGAGCCTTTACTTATCCTGATGCAGATGCAACAGGACTAGGTGCATACTCAGGGAGAATCCCTTGGTATGTTAATGGCAACTTAAGATATGTTCCATACTATCTCTAGTCTATAACAAACTCCTATGTGTTATTCTTAACCTATACTGACGGAGAATAGCGCCCCAATGGTACCGATTCAACCACAGCAACCGGACGAGAGACAATACAGTGATCACGACCTATTGATTGTTATTGCAGAGCGAACTCGTACATGGGGAGAACGCTTTGAGAAACTCGAAAAGAGAGTTACCGAACTAGAGCGGAGTGAGGATAAGCAAACAGGTTTTTTTACTGGAGCGAGGTTCCTATGGGGCGTTTTGACCGCCCTGCCGATAGGCATGTTAGCTTATCTTATTGGGGAGTTTAATCAGTAGGTTAAGGAATAACATCTCCTTGCTCTATCCCATAGTTAATAGGTGTATTCTGTGGCAGAGTCATTGGCGGAAGCAGTGTATCAAGCGTATGTAACAATTGCTCAAACTGCTGGTAGTCTGTAGGTGCAGCGTGGGGTTCCCCCGGATAGAGAGCAGGTTGGTTTGCTGGAAAGAGATTCGGATAGGCTGCCTGCCATGCAATACCAGCGGTTAGAAATTGATTTCCCTGTGCCTGTAGAGCAGGAGCCTCATGGTAAACTACCTGAGCCTCTTCTTCATCCTCATCATAAGCTTCATCTGGATCATATTCTTCTTCTTCATCATCCCTATTTCTGTGTAGATAGAAGGTATCATCTACATCACGATTAAACTTCTGAATCTTATCTTCAGCATTTAGCATAATCTGATACTCAGTGCCCTGATTGCTCAGGGAAGTCCAAGTATCCCACAGAATATCCATGAGCATTGAGTGCCTAACCTTGGCGTGTAAAGTACAGTATCTAGAAGATTCCTGAGGATCAGCTTCAATATCTTCAGTTATCTTGTAGACTGCAAGTCTCTGGCATTTATTCTCTGTAGGGTACTCACAAGAGTACCCTTCATAGTCTGTCCACCTGATTTCGTATCCGCAATACTCTACACTTTCCATATATGGTATAATGCTCCTATGACAAGAATGGACTTTTGGGTGAAGCTCTTAGGGAAGTTAGCCCTTCCTGCTACAGATTGGCGTATCGCTGTGTTTGAGTTTTGGGCTCAACAGGAGAATATGCCCTACGATAGAACATTTAACCCCCTAGCTACAACTAGAATCTCTCCTGCTATAGCCCTTAACACTAGCTACGATATTGGGTTTGGCCCCGGTAACTGGAACCATGTTCCTGTTAGGGTTTATGCTACTGAAAATGATGGGGTACAAGCCACCTTTGAAACCATACAACTCTCATACTATGAAAACATCAGAAAGATGCTCTTAGAGCAGAAGCCCAATCTAGGTATTATAGGCCCTAATGACTTTACGTCTTGGGTAGGCCCTGATAATCCTTATGGACAGAGAGTATATGATTATGCTCTTTCTCTACCTCCACCTTCGGTAACTATCCCTGCTACTGTATTCTCTGCGGAGCAGAGAGCAGAGGTTATGAAGATGATAGAGTTTTTTGTTTCAAGTTCCTTTCCTGCTTATTGGGAAGCTTTGTGGAACGGTGGTTTTACCAAGTATCCTGTACCTCTGAAGCCTTGGATTGATGGATCTCAGAACAAAGCTGATATCCTAGCTAAGGAACTTCAGGCAGCGATTGACAAATACTTGAAGGGATGATCGACGACCTTACCTTACTCCGGTATTATACACTTGACAATAGCACACTCAGCGTTGATTGTCAAGGGCTTTGGCAAGCTTAGCGTGAAGTTCTTCGATTCGCTCACAGTTCATACAGACTTTCAAGTCTGGTGGAGGTAGGGAGATAGTCCTGCAACTAGGGCAATACCTCACGAGTTTAATTAGGGCTAGATCAACAGGAAAAGTCTTATTCACGAGGCATCACCGAGGGCTTTACTCGCTTCCTGAATCGGCCACACGACCTCGTACCCGTCTATGACAACCCTGTCTGCCAACACGACGTGCTGGAGTGCCACCCGCATCGCCGCGTTCTCATCGAGAATTGTCAGCAATTCCTCAGGCCACAGATGAACCATCTCATTTAGAGCCTGTTTTGCTAGTGCCGCCTGTCGCAGTTCGTCGTAGTTCATGGTTGTTCACCATTTGTAATATGCCATGCTATACATAGCGCGCAATTTCGCTGGCGAAGAATATGGCAAGGACAAATACAAAATATCATCTAACTAACCCTTGAAGAACCACATGAAAAGCACGACGCCAACTAGGAAGCTGAAGAGCATCAGATCCACTGAAGTCAAAAAATCTTGCATCTCGCATAATCCCCTCTTCTCCTGAATGCTCAGCGCCTAGGCAGTGGCCTACTTCGTGAGCTACGATGTTGCGCTGTTCCCTGAACGTATACGTCCAGAAAACAGGCATTACAGTAATCTCGCAAGGGCTAACCCAAGGATTAGCCCAAGCGTCTGCGTGTACGTTCTGATAGGCAACGTCCCTAGTCTCTGCAATAGTTACAGGGACAGGTGCCGTTCCCCACATCAGGAATGCTAGGCTAACCAACCAAGCCAACATTGCGACGAAGAACCTTTCTCCTGATGAACAGCCTTACCTTCCAGTAAAACTTGTTCCATAGGGCCTGGGGCCATCCTACGTAGAATATCCAGACCATATACAGGAAGCCTACCACGAATCCTCCTGCAGGAATACCGTACTGAGGGTACGATATGGCTAGATTGATTAATCCAAGAATCCCTATGATTAGGGCAAGCGCAAGGATACTGAAGTGAACCACGATGATGATCTTGGTTCTGTTTCTGAATCCTCCCTCATACGGTTCACTGTACATCTTATCGAGAAATCGATCTATCACTTGACAATCACCTTTCTATGTGTTATAGTAGTTGGAATGACCAAACGAGACAAAAGCGGTAGATTTACATCTAACAAACCACGCCCTGAGAGATGGGTAATCGTTGGCGATACGCAGGTTCCCTTTCATTATGCGCCAGCGGTAGAGCTAGCGGCACAGATCATCGAGGAAGTTAATCCTGATCATCTTGTGTACAATGGTGATATGATTGACTTTTGGTCGATCTCGAAGCATCAGCCGAACCGATCCACAATTCTTCAGGCACTATCTCTTCAGGAAGAGGTAGACAGAACCATTGCCATCCAAGATAAGTTGGGCCGGGGAATTCACTCGACCTGTAAAAAGCACAACATTGACGGCAACCATGAGGACAGGTTGGAACGATTCCTAGGATACGGGGAATCCAAAGTTCTTGGCTCTCTTCGTATGTTACGCATGGAGAATGTCTTTCGTTATGAAGACCGTGGGTTCGCATCATATAGGCCTTATGGTGAGGGAATCTGGATCACCGATAACCTCTTTGTGTACCACGGCCAGTTTGTGTCCCCAGTACCCGGCTCTTCCGTTAAGAAAGAAATAGATGCCATAGGCGCGTCCGTCATCATGAACCACGTCCACAGACGCAGTGATATCCGTTTCCGTCAAGGTAATCACGAATGGAGGGGTATTGAGAATGGTTGTCTTTGTCAACTTGCTAGCTCCTACAGTGTGATGACCAATTGGGCTCATGCCCTTACTGTGGTTGAGAAGTACGACAACAGGCATTGGGATGCTCAGGTTATCGATATCGTCACTGATAATAATGTGGTATACTGCATGTACAGGGGCACCAAGTTTACGGTGAGTTCTGATTATTCAGATGGACTCTCTCTTCCTTGGAGACCTGATATGAACAGAAATTATGAGGTAGATTAAACATGGCTTATGACAGACCCACAGTAGACACAGAATACGTTGCACAGATGATCAAGTCTGATCCTGATGACGAACATATTAGACTGTTAGTGAACTTTATCCTAGCCGTAGGCAAGGATGCTGCTTCTCTGATTAATTCAAGAACAGTCGCTCAATGGGTAACGGTTCTTGATAACGCCATTACCAAGGGTATCGCTCCCTAATGTCCACAACTAAACTAGTAGCAGAGGTTCTTAAGCGTTGGCGTGCCAATTCTGAAGAGAGAGCCTTAGGAGATTACATCCTGAAGCTTACGAAACTGAACTTGGCTGACTGCCAGAAGCTTACAGTACCAGACCTTACTAAGCTTTTACAAGCGAAGATCAATGAGGCAGTGGAGGAAGAGCCTATTCAGGAACCAGATGGATTACTATTCCAAGAAGAAGAACCAGAGCTGACCAACTCAGTGCTGCAACAAACAGAAACCAAAGAAGTTTCCTTACCAAAAGAGTTACCTCCAAGAATCATTGAACTTAGAAAGAGAGGAAGAGTCAAGAAATGAGAGTAGTATTAGACAGATTCGTTCGCGTTGTCGGCGGCCAAGTATTGGCTGTTGGCATCGTTTCAACCATCGCATTTCTTAACAGTGGTGATATTGACCCGCAGTTCTCAGTGTATGCAACCGTCTTAGGCGCTGCTCTTACAGCAGTGGATAAGTGGTGTAGATACAAGGGCTGGTATGGAACATCTTTGGAGACTGCCAATGGCTAAGGGAAAGATGCCTATGAAGGGCAAGATGCCAGCAAAGGGACAGAAATGTCCTACTTGTGGCAAGATGATGTAGAAAGAAGGGGCTCACTTACGAGCCCCTCTTCCTTTTGTTCTTACCAATTCTTCTTCAGGATCAAATGCTTCTAGATAAGCACCTCCCTTCGAACACACACCAGATTCAGTGGATACAATCCAGCCATATAATAGATTCTTGAACCCCTGAAAGGCTGGCTTTAGCTTACTCATATGATGAGCACTTCGTTTGAACGAGTGCCACTCACCGCAGTTCCAGCATATGAATTCTCTAAAGATAGCCTCAGGTTCTTTCTTTTTCCTTGGCAATGGCCCTCCCTACTGCTTGTCTGAAGGTGGACTCGGGAAGATTCAACATTCTAGCCATATCCTGCAATTCTGACTGAGCGAGTTTTCGCATCTTCAATAGAAAGCTATCTGAATAGGGGTTGTACCCATACTCATGCTCCACCATGTCGTGTGGTTGACGATGGAAGACAACTGTACCGTGAACGATACACTCAACTTCCTTTGTTCTTCTGTCGATTCTCAGTGTACATAGGCTACCGCAGCGCAAGTAAGTGCTCCAGTTTTACCCCGCCTTCATCGTTGAAGAACTCTCGTAAGCGAGGAAGGATTTCCTTAAGTGTTGGGGACTCGACTCCCTCATTAAGGGCTACGAAACACTGTATGCATTCCTCAAATGCACTTCTTGGTGTATTTCCTGTGCCTGAAATTCTCCACTCTTCTTTGCCCTTATCATCGATAAAGACAAAGGCCCAAGTAGCGTCCCCCATCCACATGAATTTACCGGCCCATTGTGGGTAATACCCAATCGGAGTTCCAAACTCCTGACCGTGTAGTATGGGTTTTTCTGATTCCATCTATTTTATTTATTCACCACATACTTCTGCCCCGTATAACTCCGGGGCAACGAGTTTGCAGACAGTTTTACCGAACTAAAAGATGTTGGTGGGTGGCCTGACAACTACAGACAGTACGCTTATGGCAGTAAGTCACTTTCGTGAGAACTGTTTCACCCCATACGTAGCACCCACATTCGTTAGACTAGGCCCAAGTAACGCAAGGCTGAGCCTTGAGACCCTTGGCCTTGAAAGTCTTGTCATTGAACTTGTACTTCCGGGCGGAGTTGAACTTCGCACCAGTAGGGACGGTAACAATAGTATCGCCCTTACTGTTCAGGAAGTCGATGTTTGCAACGCCATTGCGGACGCGAGCAACACGGGCAACCTTACCAGAACTGGTAAGAGTATTGAGAGCGCCCTGTGCGCTGGCTTCCGGGACGTCGATGGAGATAAGATAACGCATGGAAAATTTAACCTCTTTCAATTAGTGATCACTAAGACTTGCCGACAGCCCAAAGCTTAGAGTACACAGAGTTTTTACTGCGACCTAAAGCCTTTGCTATCTCGAACAATGAAACTCCGTCTTCAGTCATAGAAAGCAAAGTGGAGATTTCATCTTGACTCCACGATTGACCACCATTCTCTGCTTCATATGTTTCATCTGGTGTTTCGACGGAATCCCAAGGTTCCCGAGTAAAGCTGATTGTGCCGTGATCCAGACAGTACCATTCATTTAAGTTCTTGAGGGTAGTCTTTCCGCATGGCAGTTTCATGTATTTATTCTGAAAAGGACACTTGGGATGTTGTTGCATATCGTGCTATTATAGCACTAATCGACCCATCTGTCAACCCATTCTTTGAGACAGAAGGATGAACAAAAAGTTCTAGGAGTATCATCACCGGGGAGGCTTAACTTCCACCATCCCGGTGGGTTGGAGCGGTCTTTGATGGGCATATCCATTGTTTTAACACAACGGTTACAGACCCATCTATTTTTCTCGTACTTGAATACAGTCAAGAGCATCTCGCTCCATGATTGCTTGACAGAGATACGCACACATATCCAATGCCTCTTCATACGCATCCCTGAGGGCGTCACGACCGTTAAAGGTCGTTAAGGATCTCTTATAGTGGTCGAAACCAATCTGGTTCCGAGACTCTATATCTCTTTGAAGCTGCTGAAAAACTTCTTCACTAACTGGCTGTTGCAAGTGCCTTCTTTCTTGCGCGATAAGCGCGCTGATACTCAGCTTTCTTTGCCTTGTAGTGCGGAGTATATGTCATTCCGATGTGTACTTTGTAGTGGTATTCACACCTACCACCCTGAAAGACATATCGTGTACAGTCTGCACAAATAGCCCATAGTTGTGGTCTAGTTGTCGAGCGCGGCAAGCCGAGGTCTTCCTTCTTCGTTCCACAATCTATAGGTTACTGGTGCAACCTTCTCGAATGATTCTTCTACAAGCATCGCTGCCCTGTTGATTTCTCTAAGAGCCTGCGGTGCGTTACGAAGCACTAGAAAGTTTGTGAGATTTCGTAGATCAGTACCCCAAAAGAACTTAGTATAAATACTAAGAGGGATGTGATTACGAGCCACTTCACGAGCGATACCCATCTCAAGGTATTTTTCATATCCTTCCCACGCTAAAGAGCAGTAGTGCTTTTGTGAGACGATATACTGAGCGCGGTCATCATCGCTAGACAAGGTTTCGTATTCATACGACATCTTCTTGCCTACTTGCTGACGAACATCCTCAGTTCTAGGGACGTAGAACTTTGGCTTGTATTCTGAGTACCTTCCAGACACTTCATTGAAGGAGCTCATGCGGTGCTTGAACCACTCTCTAGCTACGAAGATGGGCACTTCGATCAGGAACTCAAAGCGAACCTTCTCAAAGGGTGTACCATGTCCGTTCTTGATAAGGGTACGAATAAGGCCCTCGTCTGCATCAGAGAACTTCTGATGTGTAGTGTCTAACGAGAGCCTAGCAGCGTTGACAATTCGTAGATCATCACCCATGCTGTCAACCAGAGTGACGCCCATTTCTGAGGAGAATTCAAGGTCTGATATCTGGATACTCCTTTGCAAGTTGAGCATACCCTTCTTCATCAGACTCGTTAATGGTATGCTGTATGAGTTTGCCAATGGTTGAGTCTTCTTCGATCTGAACATTCTTGGCGAATTCAATAGCTTTGAGCGTAGCGTTCCAGACCCAAAACCTCATCTCCGAAGAAAATATCCAGAAGTTACTGAGGGTTCTGTATTCAACGCCATACTCTTTCAGGCGGAATGCGCCTGCCTTGCCATATAGCTTTCGACGCTCCTTGTCAGGGTCAAGGACAACCGATGGAACTCCGAGAAACAAGTCCATACACCTAATAAGGTTTGTAGGGTTGATATCAGTGACTCCACCAACATGTACATGACCACCTGCAGTACGGAACGTACTATCAGCGGCACTTGGCTTATCGTTAATACAACGAGCCCAAGCGTCAAAATCAGGTTCACACCCAAATTCGAGAGCTTCTGGTCTATCCAATTCCTTTGGATCAAAGGAGGCTGACGCCTTAAGGGAGATACCGCGATGATTTGCTTTTGCGTATTGTTCACAGATGCTTAGTCCCTTCACAATATTGTTAGCGAAGTCATCGGGGTTACTGGCTGGTGGCACATTGTACTCTGCTGCAACATTGTCCTCAAGAATGAAGAACCCGCCGCCAGCAGCCCTAGGATGGCTCTTAGAGCCACCAATTAGTCCAATGGCAGAGGATGGCTTACCATCCAATTCAAAGAATACCTCAGGGTCTGCCCCTAAAGTAATCTCTACCACTGCCTAGCTCCTGCCTTCTTCTCTCCCATTTGCTTAGGATAGAACCTGTCTTGGCTAAATGCATAGCCGACAAGCTTCATATCCTTTGGAGGAATAGAGCAGACCACGAAAGCCATTGGTGAACCAACGGTTCTGTTGGCAGGAAACTCCAAGTACTTCTTCCATCCAGTGTTCAGAGCAACCAACTTGTCAGCATGTTGCGGAGGACACGACGCATTGATCACATTGTACCCTGTAACACTGGCGATGTTACGAGTAATGAAATCCTGCATAGCGATGGATTCAGGGACGATAGGATAAATGGCTCCCATCTGGAGATTACCACAGTTGCGAGCAACCTGATAAACTTCAGTAGAACCACCCTTAGATCCCTTAACTCGGAGACCGGGGCCTTGCCATTCGGGATAGGAGAAAATCAATCCTCCAATCATTTCCTCAAGCTTCTCATCTCTGATGTGAAACTTGCCTTCCTCAAGAGCCTTGAGGTTTGTGTTATGCCACCAGTAATGGTCTTCCATTAGCGCCTGACTCCTTTGACATTCATGTTTGTTTTTTGTGAGAGAAGTGCATATGACAGGGGTTTCTCAGAATGTCGCCTAGAGGATGGTGCTGTAACTGCTACCACCCATCCCGTATTCAGAGCGACAAACTGATCAATGTTTGCCTTGTATCCATTCATTGCTGCAACCCCATAGCCGTTGTACATCATGAAGTTACGCAGAAGAAAGTCCATCGTCTTAACCCTTTTGGGCTCCAAACATGGGTAAGGAACGTTATAGAAGTTCACCATCCCACAGTTATAGTACTGTTCACGCCAGTACATTACTGTCCAACCATCAGAAATATTCCAACTCTTATTTTGAGCATCGTCTGTATTTCTGTCTGCTGGATATGTAATTGATATCTTATAGGGGCCAACAAAGAGTTTTTCAATCTCTTCGTCCTTGATGATGAACTCCTTAGCCTTTAGCCGTTCTATACCCTCGGGGTTAAACCAACCTGTCAATGCAGTTTCCTCTATTTGCAATAGATCCAGTACGCCTCATAGGCATAAAGCTGGTCGAAGTATCGAGTTACAAACTCGGGGATATAGACATGATCAAGATAATCTTCTGTCCATGCATCCCACTGTTGCGTATCGCCATTGAAGTGCCACATGATTGAGATGTTGCACTCTTTGTGTGCATCTTGAAATTCAAGAGCAGAGGACTGTTGTCCAGAGATGAAATTCCATCCATGAAACAACAACAAGAAGATGACGTTAAGAATCAACCTTAATCCTTTCTAACAACCCTCCTAAGAATTTTTCTATGTTCTCATCCTTCGGGAATACCTCCAGCATTATGAACCTACGTGCATTCTGCCCTCGCGTTCCGTGGAATGTAAAGCAGACTAACGGAAACCTAGGAGTCTTTGAGGCTTTTTCCCTCAAAGCATTAGCGTCGTATTGTTGAATCGCTTTTCTGAATTCTGCTGAATACTGGCCGAGATTTCTATACTTATGCTCGGCGGTAAACCAAGTCCCGGTTATATCCTCATTGGATACGCCCTGAGATGGGACTCGTTTACCACCAAGGAAGTTACCCCACCACCTTTCAGCAGCTTTATCGCTGCTATCTGGCATTAGTTAGTCCGCTTCTGATAAACCTCGCGGTACTTACAGTACCATCTCAGTTGACCGTTCACATCTCTAACGTTTGTTAACGCCCAAGACGGCGGATTATTCCTGTCAGTAGCAGCTTCCCAGCGGTTACACTGAAGACCACTGCCAAACTTAGCAGGATAAACATACTGCCCACTATGCTCAGGACACGTCCACTTTGGCTGAGCAGCACCCTCAGTTTGTGTCGGGGTACTAGCATTACCAGTCTGTCTTCTAAACGCAGGAGAAACTCCATGATCTCTCACCTGAGCAACTAAAGCAGGAATGGTGCCCACTTCTGCCATACCAGACAGGCCAGCAAATTCACCATCCTCATCAAATCTCTTAAGGTCTTCCTCGGTAGCATATACAACTACCTTGAAGCCATCGATTTCACCTTCGATTGTAACTCTACTCAATTCTTCTCCTACCCATTCATAGGTAACAGGATCAAACATCATCACGTTGGCGAGATGTTCCTGTGTCATTTTCAAGGTTCACCAACTTAATAGGCTCGAAGACTGCATAACCTTCGTCCCAATTTATCATCATGACTGCATATGCAGATGCACCGAACATGTGAAAGGCCTTCCCGTCAATTACATCAGGGATAAAACCTAATCCGTTCTCTAATTCAAGCCCATCATTAGGGCCACCCGTGAACTTGAATCTTTCAATCTTGCTCACCACACACCTCCACTTTAGCACAGCCTCCGCAGGGGTTGAATGAGCCAGTCAATTCTTTGTTCTTACCACCCCAAACATTGGATGGGATTACTTTTGCTTTCTCAAGCTCTACGTACTGAGACGTATTCTTGGCGAAATACATGGCAGGCCCTGCGCTGCCTTTATCGACGTAATTCATTTGCTCAGAGAGAATATCTGTAGCAAGTTCTGACGTTTCAATCTCTGGCTTGATGATTTCTGCGTAAAAGGTAAGTGAACCGTTTCCCTTTTCTCCTAGATATTCGTCCTTCTCAAAGACCTTGACGATATCCTTTGCAGCAACCAAAGCTAAGCCTTGCTTGAATCCTGATGCCGCTAACTCACACTGTAACTGAACATACCCTGATGGGTTTGCCATTCTAAATCCAACGAATGGATACTCTGCAAAACCCCTTCTTATCCACTTCCCCTTCTGTTGTCCACTCATCTTATATGCAGCGGACTTTACAGAAACGATTGTCGGGATTCCAAGGATTTTTACAACACCATCACTTTTGGATTGGGCAATTGGACGTCCTGATTTATCCAACAGGATACACTCCTGCTGAGTTTCAATCAATGGATATCCCGCTGCCTCCAGTGTAGCTAACGCTGCTATTTCAACAGCATGACCAAGCCAGAACGTGAAACGACTAGAGCCGCTAACATCTTCTCCCTTAAAGCCTAATAACCCAAGGGCTATGTCTCTGGTGCAACCACCAGCCTTAGATAAACCAAAGACACGTTTGCCATCTACCTGATTGGTATGTTCGTCTTTCCACTCAAGCATCTTGATGTGCATGAGCTCTCCGAACCTATCAACCCATTGATGCCACTCTGGATCTCCTGATTTATCAGCGTGGTTCTTCCACCATTTCTCCATCGCACGACCAATAGGATGGCCGTACATTAAATATCGTCCAGATCATTATCCTCAATTGGCCCTCCGCCAATAAGTGGAACTTCTGGTAGAAGTGTTCTCATTACTCTCCTTTTATTTATTTGGCGACCCCGGTAGGACTCGAACCTACGACCTATTGTTTAGAAGACAATCGCTCTATCCTCTGAGCTACGGGGCCATTGTACTCCTGATAGGATTCGAACCTATACGCTTTCATTAGCGGCAGATTTTAAGTCTGCTGTGTCTGCCATTTCACCACAGGAGCATTGGAACGAGTCGTTATCAGGCTGATGTTAGTCCCTCATCGCTGATCATTACCGGACTTACGACGACTCTACCAGATCATTCAGACTCTCACTGAACAAGCAGGAGCTTAGCTTATGCCTTCTCTGGCTTTTCCTTTAACTGTCGAAGAAATTGAACTATGTCACTTTCAATGAAGTCAAGGCTTCTCCGCAATTGGACATACTGCGCGTATGGCGCGGACTCCCATACACTGTCAGGATTACTTGCTCTGAGTTCACACAACTCATACAATATCTTGGCGTACTTATTGACTAGAGTATCAATCTCTCGGCCCATATCTTCTGAACTCCCCCTCTACTAGAGAAGTTAGCTCACCATCGCTTAGCGGTGGATCGCAGTATGTGTTATTCCAAGCTTTCATCATACCATGTACGAAACCTTCGTCGTACATAAACTTACGTATCAGAAGCCCACATAGTTGAGCAGCTATTGTATTCCTC